GCTATGAAGGTTGGATCGAGATCCTGTTCGGGAAAGTTGAGTGCCTTCGGCAGATCAACGTACGCTAAAGTCAGGATACCACCAGACCAGACAAGAATACCAAGTCTCACGAACGTAGATAGGATCGCGAGTTGTTCTTCCTTATCTTCTGATGCCTCCTTTAGGCGACCAAAAAAACCTTTTGGTTTCTCTGGTTGTTTTTTCTTTGGATCTTCTGCCATAGTCACTCTATAGGACTACTATATATATCTACTCAGCGACTGTACGTTTCTTCCCGATATTATACTTCGACTCTAGGATCCATTCACCCTTGTCTTTGTAAGAGATTACCTTGATTTGATTCAGTGGTGCAAGTTCACCGATCTCTTCTTCAACAATATCTACAAGTCCCCAGTCGGATAGTAGTTTAGTAATTCTGTTGCGACGTTCTACGTCATTAGAAGTTAGGTTCGCGTGCTTTCCATCCAACGCAAACAACTCCTTAAAGTGTACGATATAATACTTACCCTTCTTATGAAGAATATGACAACTCTGAAATAATTTCTTTTCTTTTCTCGATGCTACACCGATTCTGGTAAGTGTCTCTCTGACTTTCAAGAAGTCATCAGGTTGCTTGAGACTAACCTCTACCATCATATCGGGGGACCAAGAAATCTCGATCTCACCTGCCATTGGTTTTACCTCCAGTATTCATTTTTAATTTAATCAATTCAATCTGATCCTTAGTCAGAATCCTAAGTGCATCCCGTGCTTTTTCATCTGAATACTTGAAGTATTTTTTGATGAGGTCAAGGTTTTCAATCTTGTCCTTACGTTGCCAGGGAGAGAAACGACGTTTCTTTCTCAGACTATTTAGATAAAATGAATATTGAAGATCGTTATCAAGTTGGTGAAACTCATTGAGAGCATTGGCATATAGAACTGTCTCTTTGAATCCACTAAAACATTTGTTGACAATGAATGGAGGATACTTCTTCATCCAATCGTCACCACGCTCACGAAGATCCTCTTTAGTATGGTTAATACTATTGAGGTAATCAGTTAAAGGGTAGTCCTTGTGGTGCTTTGACATAGTTGGTGATGAGAAGTTCTTTACGTTTAGATTGTTCTTTGTTGTAGTTGCCTGTAGATCTCATTGTATATGTGAGATCCCATTCTGTTTGATTATAACCTGTGAATAGACCACGAGTGTTCTCGTTTGAGTTGTACGTGATCATCCAGTTACAAGTGGACTCATCACATATACGTGCGAAACGTTTATGATCGAATCCTTTGTGCATAGAACCTTTGGTTCCATACAGGAAATCTTTGATGTCGTATGGAGGATCTAGGAAACAGAATACATCACGATCATCAGTCATCAGTTCTGAGTAGTCATCGTTAGTGATCTCCCAGTGCTCAATGATCTGACCATAGTGTGCCAGTTTCTTGATACCTTTCTTGCTGAAGTTTGATACTGATGCCTGCTTAGAAAATGAACTGTTCTCTGTCAGTCCAGAGAATGAACACTTATTAAGAATGTAAAAGTAAACTGCTTGTTGATACTCAGATACTTTGTCGATGTCCTCTCTACATTTGAGGAATAGATCTTTCGCTTTCTCTTCTGTATCGTGCATATTCTTGATACCCATCAGAGTATTACTCAAATCATATCCACGATCTTGTAGTACAACCCAGAAGTTATACAGATAATAGTAAGTATCATTCACCCATACAGGTGTGTCTGGATTACACTTAGAGAAATGAATTGCCATAGAACCACCACCGAGGAATGGTTCACGAAACTCTTTGATATGGTCAGGAAACTTAGGATACAGTTTCGCAGCAGCACGTGACTTACCACCAGGGTAACGCAGTGGTGTTTTGTATGATTTCATACTACTGGGTGACATCATATTCAATAGTAATTACTTTAGAAGACCGTCCGTTGGATTCAACTTTACGACTTCTAGTCATTTTACCACCGATTCGCTGTGCTGCATACTCTAGATCTGCAAGGATTTCCTTTTCAAGATCTTCGTATGGATCATAAAATCTGTCAACTTTCATCTGGATTTGGTTGCATAACAGGGTCATCTTGAACCAACTTGATGTTGGTCATATTTTGTCCAAAGGGTCCGAAGTTAATAGGACCAGTTGGAAGTGCATTCCACGCAATATTTGCACGGTATTTATCACCCACGTGAGGTGTTGAGAAGTGAATTAACCAACTTGGCCAGACTACTAGTGTCCCAGGACGCCACTCAGGGGCGCTACAAGCGTTCTTATATGCTGATGAGACTACTTCCATCTGATTGAAAGAACGGACCCAACAGGGGTCTTGGAACTGTGTAGGGTGACCTTCAGTAAGATTGAAGATACCTGACCAGTATGAAAGAGGATGTCTGTGTGGTTGATGCATCCCTTCAGAGTGTGGCATTGATACGTTGCCCCACATCATAGAGATTTCAAACTTACCCCACATCTCAAACTCCTGATCCTTCTTGATCTCTTCTAGACATTCTTCGATCCAAGTTGTAAGTGGTCGAAATGCAGGAAGGTTTTGAAGGTTACCTTTAGTAGACTGTACAGGATGTGGGAAGTTAAACATACCACGTTCAATAGGATCAAGAGCATCCAAGATAGGATCTACAAGATCAGGTCTTTCAAAGGTAAAGATCTCAACAGGAAAGATCTCGTGTTTTTTCATTTCTTGAAGACTCCGAGTCTAGCGAACAGATAGACTGTAAGTGTTGTCCAAAAAACAATTTCTAATCCAATGTGATTCATTTTCTCCAAGCGAACATAGAATCATACGTTGCCATATGACTGTTAATTTCATTTATATCTCTGAACTCTGCTACACCAACATTCACTGGTTCAGCATTGTAATCGTGACCGATACATAGACCACCCTTTTTAAGTTTAGGATACCAATCATTCAGTTCACGTTTTACTTGTTCGTAATCCAACCAAGCATCAAAGAAAATAAAGTCGAATGTCTCATCGTCACAACTCAAATGAAGAGTCTCTGTATTACCCTTCCAAAGTTCTGAACGGTCAGAGCAACCAGACCATTTGATATGGTGCTTAGCGATCCATTCGTGTGTCTCCATCTGTGCAGGAGAGGTAGAGTTCAAAGGACCATCACCGTCAGGATTCATCCAGTCTGTGTATGGTTCCCAGTTATCAATACCATACAACTTCTTGACGTTAGGACAGTTCTGCAAAATAGTCAGGTGACTTTCTGCACGAAAGACTCCAAGTTCTAGACCAATAAGATCTTTACCGTGGAGTCCGATCAACAAGACTGCTGATCTAATATCTGTCAGAGCATCTACGAAGTTGTACTCTTTTGGATAACGGAGTTTCATTTGAACTGACACCTCATCATAAGTTCAGTAAGGAAAGCAACCAAGTTAATCTCTTGGTCGGCAACAAATGCTGCCTTGTATTGATACTCACCAATCAGGAGGACTGCCTCAGGAATAGACTGAGGTGACAGATATGTATAGAGACTGTCGTAAACATTCCTAATGATCTGTGTAGGTTCATTGTCCAGATTCTGAACAACCCACTTCTTCATCTTAGTAAACTCTTTCTCTTTGAGAAACTTTACTAGGTCGTCAAGTTTAGTATCAGATACAGCAGCAAGAACACCGTTGTCAATCTTACCAATGGAAGAATAACGTTGGAGTTCATTGAGAGTACGTCTAAAGTCAGGGAAATATTTTTGTACTAGCGCCGCCAGAATGCGAGGTTCAGCATCGACTTTGTTTTCGTCAAGGATGGACTGGACACGCTTGAAAAACTCTGCTGCGAGTTGTTGCTTTTCTTTTCCTGTGATGGAGAAGTCAACAACTGAGCAACGAGAATGGAGGGGCGCGATGATTTTGTTTTTGTAGTTGCAGGTGAAGATGAATCTACAGTTGCCACTAAACTCCTCAATGCTTGCCCGTAGGAGGAGTTGAACATCAGGGGTTGTGTTATCTGCCTCGTCAATGATGATGACTTTGTGTTTAGCAGTTGCAGTAAGCGATACGGTCGAAGCGAAATTCTTCGCATTGTTTCTGACTGTATCGAGAAATCGTCCTTCGTCTGATCCGTTGATGACATAGTAGTCTGCTTCTAGTTGTTCACACAATGCTTTTGCTACTGTTGTCTTGCCAATACCAGGAGGTCCAGACAGCAGCAGATTGGGAATCTCACCCTTCTCCACAAATTTGTTTAGTACACTCTTGATATTCTCAGGCAGGATGCAATCGTCAATCTTACGAGGACGATATTGTTCGCACCAAAGAAAATCACTCATAATGAAATAGTATCTCCAGAGAGATGTAGATTAAATGAAAAGATAATCTTATCCTCATATGCACGATGTGGTTGTGACTGGTGGATAAGATAGGATGGGAAGAAAATTATATCACCTTCCCTACATTCTGGTTCAATCGATTCGATTTGTCCAGTCCACGGATCAATCAACGGTGAGAAGAATGATGTGGGTTTGTGTGCTCTGCCCAGTTGAGCATAGAACACAGCGGAGTATCCAACTGCACCGTGATTGTGTGCAGCGTGACAGGTGTTAGCGGGATACTTTTGGCACCACGCATTAGACACAAATGCCCCAGGATTCATACTAGCAAAATCTTGAAGCGGTTCGTGCAAGATTGTCATCAATTCTTCATAGTATTCTGGGTTGCGTCCTTGAGCATAATACTTGTGGAAATCGCTATACCCACCATTGAGATAATCATCTTGCATCAAATCCTGACACTCTGGATCGTTCCAGTCAATCTTATTCAAGAAATACATCTTGATAGTTTCCCAGTCACGAACTGAGTGGATATAAACTGGAACTTTGAAGAGGTCAGTTTGCTTCATTTGCCTTTGGGTTCTAGAGCAATGTAATATTCAAGTGGAGTTCCAGTAGACTGGAAGTGTCCGATCTTGTTCTTGGCGATACGAACTTTGTAATCACCTGGGAGGAGTCTGAGGTTCTCAACCTTGAAACAATAACAGAACTCATCGTCAGGATCTTTGAGAGTACCTACAGGAACACTGAACGTGTTGCTAGTCTCATTCTTCTTGTCGCATACCATCAGGTTAATGTTCCCACCACCATTGTACAGACATAGATCAGGCACTTGGTAGACGGAAGCAGCGCGGAGAAGGTCAGCAAGAGTATCAGTACGAAGATTAAATTCAACATCTACCCCAGGGATGTCCAGTTCCTTGGACGGAGGTTTCGTGATGATGTCGGGGTCCGAGTAATAATACTGCGTCCTTGCTTGGTGGATCTCGTCTTTGATCTCAAGTTTCTGAGGGTCACTGAAGTCAAAAATTGGACTCTCAAACAGCGAGAGACCAGAGAGGAAAAGACCCAAGTCATAAATCGGGACTTGCTGAGGGAACTTTTCAGCAACTTCGACAGAAGCATAAATGTTGCGGTTGACAGAGATCGTACGGATCCTACTGCCAGGATCGATAACGATCGACTTATTGATAGTAGCAAAGTTTTTGAGGATTGATTGTGTTTTTTTGGAGATCTTGACTGTGCTCATTGAGGATACTGTTCAGTGATTTTTTCTTTTTGAGAGAAGTGATATAGAAGGACTGCGTAATGCATCACCTTGAGGAGATCCATTTTAGAGGACCCCTTCTTATCATAACGAGAGGCATACTTTAGGATGTTACTCCTACAGAATGCCTCGGCATCACCACACGCTTCAATTAGATCAAGTGTTTGAATCTGATCATTGCCTGCTGAATAGTGACCTTGATATGTTCCTGTGATGTAGTCTTTCAATGTTTGAAGTGTTGCCACTTCATCATACTTACACGACATAACCGTACTGTTCTCGAAGGATTTTTTTGTAAGGTTTTCCCAGTGCTCTTAGTTCAGTAACAAGTTTGAGTTTGTTATGAAGGGCAGTGTCGCCACCCAGTTTAAGGGCAGCGACTACAGTGAGGAGTTCCTCATCATTAATTGGGAGATCCATAGGATGCTATTAGTTTAACAGAGTAATCACCCCAAGTCAACATCAGTTCCGTTTAGAGGTACAACCTTGTCACCTTCGGGTGCGAAGTCCGCGTCAATCTTATCATAGAGTTCAAAGAATGCTTGCTTAGTTTCCTCATCGAAACGATTGATGGAGAACTTGATAGCATCTTCCTTAGAACCAAAGATGTTGAATGCCTTGGCAATGTGAACCAACCTACGAGTTGAGATCAACTCATCGATACCACCCTCAGCAAAAGTCCTGCGGATGATGGATGCCCAGTCAGCAAGACGCTTACAGAAGTCAGCATCATCACAGATACCTTTAAGGATTTTAGTTTCAGTAACTACAGATGGGTAGTCCTGTTCGAGGGTAATAGCAAAACGCTCTAGGAATGCTTCATTGAGAACATTGGTTCCAACAAAGCGACCGTCATCGCTGCCTTTACCTTTAGTATTTGCAGTTGCAATAACATTGAATCC